ATATGTATAAAGCATCAAAAACTTTATCGGAATATACATCTTGCTTTACCATACCGTAAATACTACATAACACATGTTCATATGTTAAAGTCTTATGTGTTATAAACACCACTATATTTTTCATCTAGAGAACTCCTTTAAAGCTTTATGCCAAGCATAAAAAACATGACATTTAAATAAATTTGTATTTTCAAAGAAACATTGTAACCATACTCCTTGTTCATCATCAGCAAATTCCATTGTTTGAAAAGCATCTAACCAATTATGACATAGGGTTTGAAATTCTTTCATATTCTCTTTATTAGCCCAAAAGAAATATGCACCTATCTTTTCTGGAGCATTTAATAAAGTATACACAATGCCCTTATCATTATCATCAATAGGATTTATTAAACAAAGATTTACACGTTCTTTATCTAATTTATTTTCATCTATCACTGAATTTGGAATAAATCTTTCATCAGACTTGTTGTGAAAATATCCAAAATCAACCCAACCAACATAATCATCTTCAATCAATCCAGAGTCAATTGCATAATTAACAACATCAATTTTACTATGAGTTAAGATTGTGTAATATGGGTTTATATTTTCTGGATAGTTATTTTCAATCCTTTTAATTAAAAGATGTTTATATTTTTGACTATTCATAATAGCCTTTTCTTTTTCTAATCTACTCCATGCCCAAATATTTTCATAAAACCAATTTTCATTTATCGGAATTAATTTCTTTGTTTCTGGATATTTAGATTTTAAAACTCTTTCTTTTAAGATATCATAATATCTATCATCTATGAATATAATCATCTTATATTCGTAATTAAGGAACATATCAAAAGAATTAATATATTCCATAGCCTTTCTTGGATAAGAAGACCAACTATCCCTACCAATGTCATAGAAAAATGTTACTAATGTAGTCATTATTTGCGATCCGCTAAAAATACATCCAAATCTTCAGGAGTACCAATACCCCACATCTTTTCAACATACTTAACTTTGAATTTCTTACCGTCAGAAATTGCTTCATTAATTACTGGACAAACATAAAATTCATTATTTACTCTGATGTTCTTTTCTATCATTTGATTTGCATATTTGACATAATCAGAACCCTTAGACCAATAATAAACCCCAACACTAGCAATATCACTAATAGGGTCTTTTTCTGCAACCTTTTCAATAAAACCACTTTCATCCAATTTAGCAAAACTCCATTTAGGATGAACAGCATTGAATACTAACATACCACCATCAATATCATTATTAGAAAATGAATACATAGCTTCGTTAGAATTCCATTCTATATATTGATCTGAATTAGCAATTAAAAGTGGATTATCGTTATCGATAAATTCTTTTGCTAATAAAGTAGTACATGCTGCTCCTTCTGTAATACCATCAATCTGAACTATCTTACAATCTGGTTTAATTAGATTAAGGAAATGATTTAGATTATATTTTTCATAATGTTCTTTTTGAACAACAAAAATATAATTAGCATCAATATTAAGATTATCTACAACAACTTGAATCATAGGCTTTCCTCTAACATCAATAAGAGGTTTTGGGAAAGTATATCCTTTTTGTGTAAATCTTGATCCTAATCCTGCCATAGGAATTAAAATATTAAGTTTCTTATCAATCCAAGGTATTTTATCTTCATTATTCATATGCTTAATCTCTTCAATTTTATTTAAAATTTTCTTTAAAGAAAGATCATTAGGATTCTCCACTGGAAGAAGATGTGCTCCTGAATCTAAGGCTCCTTGTCTTCCAATATGTGAATCCTCAACAATAATAGTATTCTTTGGGAGGCAATTTAAAGCTGTCATACATTTCCAATACATCTCTGGAAATGGTTTGGTTCTTTTTATATCTTCATTAGATACAAAATAATCAATATATTCCATAATACCAAGATTCAATAAGCAAAGTTTTACTGTCTCTCGTATTGAATTAGACGCCACAGCTATCTTATAATTCAACTTTCTCAATTCTAAAAATATACTAATTAATTCTTTATTAGCATGAATATTCTTTAAAATCTTGAATGTTTCTTTTTGTTTATCTTCCCAAATAGAATTAAAATTTTTCTTTTCTAGACCTTTTTCTACAGATAAAAGTTCTAGCTTTTTTGTTGTATTCAATCCATCATATTTACTTAGATGTTCATCATAACCGATTTTATACTTTTCGTCAACATTACACAAAGCTCTATTTAAAGTCTCGTAATGCCAATCTTTAGAATCTATCAAAACTCCATCTAAATCAAATATTATTAAATTATTCACTAATTAACTCCTTCAAATCTAATCTAGAATTTTGACTTTTATCTAAAAATCTACTATGTTCTGGTTGAAAACTTTCAAAAACCCCAATCTGCGATCCTTGAGTTACTATTGGAGGTTCTAACCAATAGACATTAGATTTCATAACTCTAAACCAAAAAGAATATTCATGATCAATTGGGAATGCCATTCTATAATGATCTAAAGTTGGTAGCAATGCATTTAAGAAATTTCTACTGAAAATAATAGAATCTGTGTTCCTATCAGCAGGGTATTCTTTTTTATACCATGAAACTCCATCTTCTAAATTTTCTATCCTTTTATTACACCCTTGACCAATAAAAGCAGCATCAAAATCTTCTGGAAGAGTTTTTAAATATTCATCTAACTTAGTAAAGAATCCTTCATGAAGTATAGCATCATCTTCCAAAAATAAACAAAAAGTATCTTGACTTTCTTTTACAAACATTTCAATTGCTGTTTTGTGTTTCAAGCAAAGTGAAATTACTTCTGGTTGTAGTGGATATCTTGGGAAATATTCCGTTGGCTGTCTCTGTTGATGAGTTAAATGATTTGCAGAAAAATTCATATAATAATCATTATAAGAAACATGATCTCTATCGTACTTAGTAATCCAAAATACTTGTCCTTGAAATCCAGAAGATGATATTTCTTTGTTCAATATTTTTTCAAGTAACTTTTTTCTATCAATATGTTTAGAATAATGCATAATATAGATAGGATATTTAATCATCTAAAAACACCTCCTTAAATTTCTTCATAACATGGTTTGGTGAAAATTGTTCAACTATATTCTCATAGTGAACATTATACATATTGTGTTTTAATTTAAAAATATTCTCAATCAATTCATATGGAGTGTTATATAACAAATCATAATCTTTTAACAAATCTACATGATGTTTATCTCTACCACCACTAAAAGAAATTACTGGTCTATTAAAATATAGAAATTCACATACAGATAATCCAAAAGATTCTCCATCTGATCTAGCATGAATCATAGCATCACAAGCAAATATAAAATCTGTTTTATCTTGTGGATTTATAATAGGATCAAGGAATATAACATTTGGATGATCTATAAACTTTCTTGTATTAACAAAAAGAAATACAAAAGAAGGATCATTTTCAACAAAAAAGTTAACCACCTGATGTGCAAAAGGAATATCAAATTGATCTAATCCACCATACCTTCCAAGTACAATTTTATCAGAAGAAATTTTCAATTCATTTCTAAGATTTTTAACACTCACTGCTGGGAGAGATACTATGTGTGGAACGTAATCACAAGAGCCTTTACTAGCCTCGTCAGCCAACCATTTTGACACATACGCATATTTGTGTCCATGTGGATTGTAGTGATTAAAAACGCAATGGATCAGATTCTTCTTTTCCTCTAAATAATTCTGATCAACAAAACCAGATTTCAAGAAATATATATGATCACAATCTCTATCATCCAATTCTTTTTTTAATGTATTCTTATTATCATATTCAATAACATCATATTTAGATTTGAACATATCAGAAATCTCAAATCTCTTGGAGAAATTCTGATCTCTATTATCAGAAAGAAGAGTCTTATCGTAACAGATAATACTTTCATTTTTTAGAAGTTCTTCATTATATTTTGCATAATCAAGAACTGCTGTAGTGGTTCCTCTTAAACTAAGATTGTCAAGATGGAAAGCTATCTTCATTTAAATACCTCATCAAATTTTTCATAGAAAAAGTCTAAACTAGGAAATTTATCTTCTGTAAACAATGGCTCGTTGCATTTAGAAATAAAATATTCCTTATCAGAATTTAATTTTTTAATTTCTTTTATATAATCTGTATTATTGGAATAATCTAATCTATTCAGAAAGCTGTTTTTATTAAAATCTTTTTGGGAATATATAGGATCTCCATAATATAGAGGAATACATCCAGCAAATTTAGCATCAAAAAGTTTTTCGCTTACATAACCTTCATGTACTGAATTTTCATAACATAAATTAAATTTGAAATTTGTCAAAAGGTCTATTTTATTACCTTCAAATCTTTTTCCAAAAGCAAGTCCCATACCAAAGACAGGTTCTATATTTTTAGATACTTCATTAAATATTTCAGATCTAACCTTAACTGAAGATTCTTCACAATTACCAACAAGCATAGAACAAAATTTATTTCTATTCCAAACAGATCCAGAAGTATATATGTTAGTTTTTATATTGTTTATTGTTGGAACCCATTCATCTTTCAAAGTATTTTTTCCAATATAATGATGGGATTGACCACAAACTACAGTAACTTCATCACCACTATTTTCATTCCACCAATCAATCCACATATACCAAAGAGGAAATCTAATATTCTTTCCTTCAGTAGGCATATATGTAAGAGATAAATCAGAATATTGAATTCTTTCCTTTGCAATATCTAAATAAAATCTAGTCTCCCATAAACAAAATATCTTAAATTTTGCTTTAGTTGTTTTGTAATAATCATCATTACCAAATACAGAATGTATAAAGATATCGCAATTAATAGGATCAGAGGTCAATTCTACATCATTATTAAAATATTTCTTCAATAATTTATATACAAAAAACTGCTCGGTATTACACCAATTATTTGAAATATGAATTTTCATTAATTACTCCAAGGAAGATTTCCATTATATCTTTGCAACATTATCTGATTACCTTGCATAAAAAATTCTTTTTTAACTGAAATGTCGGTATTACCCGCTCTATAATTTACAGTATATTTTTTAGAAGAATTAGCTTGGAGATTATTGTCTCTCAAAAGATATGTCAACATCCTGTCAACTTCTGGAACATTTGGCTCTCTAGCTTTTCTATACCAAATCATAGAACTATTAAGAGCTACTTCTTTTGAAAAGAAAAAACAATTAACATCAACAAAATAATCAGATTCATTTAGAACTGAAGGATAATTTCCAAGAGATTCGCAATCATCATTACAAACAAAAGTACCATCAGAATCTACTATCTTTCTCATAGCAAAAGCCCATTTATTATTTCCAATGGAATTTACCAATGATTCAACATGATCTTCATCAATCCAATTGTCTTCATCAAGAAAACAAATATAATCTCCTTTACAAAGATAGATAGAAGCACCATATATTCTATGCCCATTATATCTATCAGTTCCTGTTGCATATGGTAGAGGAATGATATCAATATTATTTAACGGAGTAATGGATTTTACAATATCAGAAACTTTATCTAGATGATCTCTACCATCAATAACTACTAAATGTTGGATATTTTTGTAAGTTTGATTTTGAACTGACTTTATATTATCTTTTAGATATTTCGTTCCGGTGGTTGGTGTGATTATTGTCACTAAACTATTCATAATAACCTCTATATTTTAAATCCACTAAAGGATTTCTTTTCAAATTTATCTTTAGGATTCCATGCAAAATTTTCAGAATCTGGAGTAGAAGATTGTCCACTATCTGATATATTAGATTGAGCACTATTCTCAACATTATATAATTTCATCTTAGCTCTATCTATCCCTATCATAAACCTTTTATTAGTGGTTGGATCGGAATATCTATTTTTAATCTGCTTAACCATTATCTGATTGATCTGCTCAAATTCCTCAGTATTTATTAGAGCAAAAATCATATCAGCAGTAGCAACAGTACCAAAACTTTCAGAAACATCTTCCATAGAAGGATCTGAATTAGTAGCACCAGATCTAGTCATCTGAGTAGCAGTCATAATTGGAACATTAAACTCAACTGCCAATCCACGAATTTCTTCAGCTATACTTTTTACATATGAATAAGAATTTACATTAGATCCTGTTTTAACTCTTGATGATGTACAAATATTCATATAATCAACATATATGATATCTGGCTTGAAATTCTTTTTCAAATTAAGTTCATTCAATAATGTTCTGAAATGAACAACACTTGCAGAAGCAGTAGGATATTCCTTGATAATTAAATTACCAATAGTTTTATCTCTCAACTGTCTAAATTTCTTTTCGTATTGTTCTTTCGTTAGTGTTACTATATCATCCAATCTTACATTTAGAATATTAGCATCGATTCTTTCTGCTATTCTTTCCTCTGCCATTTCCAAAGTAATGTATAAAACATTTTTACCCTGCATTAAACAATTTGATGCTGAATGACACATGAAAAGAGATTTACCACTACCAGGACCAGCTAGAATAATAGTAATACTCTTCTTAGGCAGACCTCCCTTTGTTATTTTATTGAAAAAATCTAAATCAAAGGGAATCTTCTCTTCTTTCTTATGATAAAAATCATATCTGCTATTATAATCATCTATATAATCATGACCAACACTTTGATCAAAAGAAACAGCTAACGCATCAGACAATAATTTAGGAATTGCTCCTTTATCAACATCTTTCTTCTTATTATCAAGGATCTGAATAGATTCAGCAACCGCATTATATACTGCTTTTTCCTTACAAAAATTTTCAGTTTTATCAATCAACCAATCTAGATTACTATTATCTATTTCAAGATCTTTAATATCATCTAAAAGTTGTATAGATGCTTTATATTCTTCATCAGTAATCTTCTTATCATTTACATTTATAATTAAAGCTTCATATGTAGGATTTGAATTATATTTAGAAATGAACTCTTGAACTTCATTGAATAGTAAAATAGTTTCTCTTGAAGAGAAATACTCTGATTTTATAAAAGGTAAAACTTTTCTAGAATACTCCTCATTTACTATTAGACTCTTCAATATCAACTGTTCCAAATTCATGAATTTTTTTCTCCTGTTCAAGTTTCTTAATCAATATTGAGGATAAAATATCACCAATATATTGTTTGAAATCTTCATCATCTTCTAAGATAGTTTTATCTAAATCACTATCAAGAATCTCGTAATTAAAACTTAGGTATGCTTGTCCATCCGTTTCATCAAAATTAACATTACCATACATATAAATTGTGTTTTCATATTCACCATCAAGTATCTTTATTGATGCATATTCATTATCATATGGAACAAAAGAATAGTCAACTCCTTCTTCATATATATTCATTATTCATCTCCTTCATCTGATGATTCAATATGAACAATTTCAGAATCATCTTTAATTATTGAACCTGAAGATATTGCATATTTTTCATATACTGCATTCTTAAAAGATACAGAATTCAAAATAGAATCCCAAAAATCTTTATTCATAGTATCCTTTAATCTATATAACTTATCTTCAACTTCTCCACTATCAACATTAATTTTTGAATACCAACCAACTTTAGGTTTTGTACAGAAACCCAAATCAAGAGCAATATCCATCAAACCAGACCATCTTGAAATACCGTTTTCAAAAGAAATATTAACTGGAATCTTGGACTTTTCCTTAACATATCTAGACTTTTCTACGTTAATAATAAAGTTATATCCACTAATTTCAGTTCCATCTTTTTCTTGCTGTCTTCCAAGAATGTAGATATTATCTGCTGAATAATAAGAACCAGTGTTATGTGTTACTACACCATTCTTTAAAATATAGTGTTCAGCATCTTTAACTGACAAATCAAACACTTTTTGTTTTCCTACAGGTTTAATTGATTTAATTTTCATAATTTTGGTTTCCTTTTACAATTTTCATTATGCCACCTAGTTAGATTAGATGGTGTAGTAATAATTTCACAATATTCACATTTATATTTTATCTCTGGGGATAATTTTCTAGGATTAACCCATGCATAGTCATCACATCTAGAATCATCAAAAGGTACTCTAACTATCTCTTTTGTATATATATTTTGAAGCATAACAAGACCTTTTCTACCTATTTTAGACTTATGTTCAGTAGTCTTTTTTCTTTTCGCTACAGAGTTAACCCATTCTTTAATCTGTTCTGGTGTTTTATAACATTTTCCAGAATGAATTTTAGAAAGTTTTATCTTCGTTTCCTCTGTATGATTCTTGCCAAAAAAATTGTTACCTGAACCAGAATATTCTTCTGATAAAATACGATTTCTTTCTTTTTTACAATATTCAAAAAGATGAGAATTTATAGATCTTTCTTTCTGACCAATTCCAATTACACTCATACAATGCCATGCATGAGCAAGTTCTTTAGTTTTATAAATTTTGTATAATAACCAATGAGCTAGATAATGTTGTCTAGCAGTTAATTCTACTAAATTATTAAGACTATCATCCCCAAACATACACTTTGGTATAATATGATGTGTTTCTTTATATAAGTCCGATTTTGGATTGTCTTTTGCATCTTGTATAAGATTGTTATAAATTTTAGAATAGTTCATAGTTACCTCCTATAAACTATTTATAAAATTCTGAATCTTAATATACTACTGACTCCATACCTACAATCAGATCTTTAGCTTCAACCCAAACATCACCAATTAAAAATTTATGTTTATCTGAACAAACTACTTTAAATCCATCTTCAAATTCAATTTCAAAACATTCAGGTTCACCTTCATCTAAAGTATCTGGATTCCAAACAGAAGTTACTTCTTTATCACCTTGTAAGGTTTTTACAATATCACCAACTACAAAATCCTGTACGGGTTTAACTCCTTCTGGTGTTTGAATCATAGTATCTTCAACTACACATCCACCACCAACAACATCCTTTGCATACAACTCCATAGTTTTGTATGTATGATTAATAACAACCATAGGAATATCTTTTAGAGTAAGGTGTGGTGTAACCATTCTAAATAAACTCTTAACTTGCTTTGCTCTAGTCATATCAGCAGCAGATTTTCCTTCAAGAGCATCGTCTACTTCCTTCTTAGATGCAAGATTACCAATAGAGTCGATAAGAACAATAACCTTATCTCCTCGTTCAATATTATTGATCTGTTGCATTAGATCAAACTTCAACTGTTCAATGTCTGTAATTGGTGTATGGAAAACTCTTTCCAAATCAATTCCAAATGATTGGAAATATGATTGCGGAGATCCAAATTCAGAATCATAGAAAAGCAAAACTGATTCTGGATATTTATCCAAATATGCTTTTGCCATCAATAAAGAAAATCCTGTCTTAAACATTTTTGAAACTCCAGCCCACATGGTAAGACCTGAAGTAAATCCTCCATCAAGTCTTGCTGATAAAGCAAGATTAATTACAGGAACTGATGTGGATACCATTTCTTTATTATTAAAGACTTTCGATTTAGAAAGGATAGCCGAATCCTTAATTGTGCTTGTTTTTTTAAGTTTTTCAATTAAACTCATATTATTCTCCTTTTTTAATGAATGGTTTTATTTCTAGATTCTCTCATACTTTCTAGTATATCTTCTTCATAATCTTTCATACTTAACATAAGATCACCAATATCTATCTTATCAATTAATGCATTTTCAAGATCAAACACTAGTGCCATTTTTGATATTTTATTAAACATATTATTAACATAATTTACAGTTTCTAAAACACAATCATCTACTTCATAATTAGTAATATTTGTCATTATTACAATTGCCCTACTTTCCTCTATACTTTGATCTCTTCTACCATCTTCTAATAAGAAGACCAAGGCACTTTGATAAACAATTCTTTCATATTCATCTTCAACCTCGTATATATGAATTGATACTAAAGATGTTGAAAATATTGCCCAATTTGGGATTGTTATTTTATTTAAATTTTTCATATATTATATTAAAAGAAATCATCAATGGAATTACTTCTTTCCATTTTCCATTTTGCGGCTTCAACCAAGGGCATCATAGGTTTTAAAAATCCTTTTTCGTACATTAGATTATAGTCTATATATTGCTCTAAGTCAAATTCTTTTGGAAATTTATCTGGATAAGCTATAACATTTTCATGTGTTGGGTTAGGTAATTTTAAGTAAACATA